CTACCCTGGCAGTAGGATTTTTTTCTAATTCTAATTCTTTCTCTTCATTATCTAATTCAATACCCAATTCTTCTTGGGCTTCTTGAAGTTTGTCTAAAGTTCTTTGCTTTTCCCTTTGTTGTCTTTGCTTAAGTGTTTTTCTTCCCATTATCTAATCCCTAATTCTCTTTCAGTAACGACTTTAAATTCAATTTTTTTATCCTTGCACCATTCAGTTGCTGCCTCCCACTTTGCTTGGTTCATTGCATAAGTTTTGCATTCATAGAGATAGGATTTGGACACTCTTTTTCTTGGTTTGGGTGGACGGGTTTGCTTCGCTGGTTTAACTTCAATTACATATGTTTTTATCTCACCTGTACTTTCTTTCACTTTGATAATAAAATCTGGAAAGTATCTACGAACTTTACCATCAGGAGCACGGTAGGGGATCCAAAATTCTTCACTTCCCCACTCTATAATATTTTCACTGCGATCACACCAATTACAGAACTTATCTTCCCATGAACTTCTACAGATAATATTGTTCGCATTACCTTTATATTTTTTGGGATTGGAGGGTTTAAATAAACTCTTCTTGCTTTCAGCCATACATAATATATAAGGTAAAAATATTTATAAATGCCTACAGTAAGATCAGTCTCAAACATCAAAGCAAATCTCTTAAGACCTGCTTTAACTTCTGCTTTTGAAGTGGAGTTAGGTATTCCTAATGATTTGCGTCGTCAATTGGGTGCTAGAACAGACAAGTTACAATTGATGTGTTCCGAAGCAGTCCTTCCCGGTTCTCAACTGGCAACGACTGAGATGAATAATGATTTTACGGGTGTCACAGAGAGACATGCATACCGTAGAATGTTTGATGATCGTATTGATCTAAGTTTTTATGTTGATGCTGAAGATTATGTTCCTATTAGATTCTTTGAAGCATGGATTTCATATATTGTTAATGAGAATTCTAATGATGCATTAAATGAAAATTATTCCTATAGAATGAGATATCCTGATGAATATACTTCTACCGGATTAAAAGTTAAGAAGTTTGAAAAAGATCATAAACAACAATTGGAATATGAATTTGTAAAGAGTTATCCCATAGCGATAACATCTATGCCAGTTTCTTATGATGCATCTAGTTTGTTAAAATGTAATGTGTCTTTAACTTATATTCGTTATGTGGTAAAACCGGGTGGAGGATTTGGTGCATGGTCTAGACCATCTATTCTTGATGTTTTTGATCCTTTCTCGCAGTCAGTCTTTAATAGTAATGCACTCACTAATATTGGTGCTAACCTTGCGGATGCTGCTGTTACTAGATTTACAGGTAATAATTTCCTTGGCGATGTCGCAGGGAATGTTGCTGGAAATTTACTGGATAGACTCTTCTAAATAATAATACTGAATTGTACTAGGATATTATGCCTTTACCAAAAATTAGTACTCCGACCTATGAGTTGGAGTTGCCGTCCAGCGGACAGACTGTTAAATATAGACCTTTCTTAGTTAAAGAAGAGAAGGTTCTTGTAATCGCTTTAGAGAGTGAAGATAATAAGCAGATTACAAATGCGATTAAAGCAGTACTGAAGAGTTGTATTCAGACCAGAGGGGTTAAAGTAGAACATCTTCCTACCTTTGATATTGAATACCTCTTCCTTAACATTAGGGGTAAGTCTGTTGGTGAAGAGTTGGAAGTGAATGTTATTTGTCCTGACGATGAAGAGACTCAGGTTAAAGCTACTATCAATCTAGATGATATTCAGATTGAGAAAGATGAGAAGCATACCAAACAAATAAAACTGGATGAAAATCTAATGATGGAGATGAAGTATCCATCTTTGGAACAATTCATTAAAAACAATTTTGATTTTGATGAAAAGAATCAAATGGATCAATCATTTGAATTGATTGCTACTTGTATTGATAAAATTTATAATGAGGATGAGGTATGGGCAACTGCAGACTGTACTAAAAAGGAAGTGAATGATTTTCTGGAGTCGATGAACTCTTCACAATTTAAAGAGATTGAAACTTTCTTTGAGACTATGCCTAAATTATCTCATACTATTAAGGTAACCAATCCCAAGACAAAAGTAGAAAGTGAAGTGGTACTGGAGGGCTTAGCGTCTTTTTTCGCGTAGCGATGGTACACATGAACCTAGAGTCTTACTTTAGGTTAAATTTTGCGTTGATGCAGTACCATAAATATAGCTTAACAGAGATAGAAAATATGATGCCTTGGGAACGAGACATCTATGTGGGTCTCCTTCAAGCACACCTTGAGGAAGAAGAACTAAAACGCAAACAAGAACAGGCGAATGCCAAGTAAATTACTTCCAACTGAACCACTATGGAGCACTGGTACTACTGATCAGGGTGAGTATCTGTCGGCTGGTGAGAGGAAGGCAATATTCAGGAAGAGAAGGATAAGTGGAGCTGATTTTAAGAAAGGTAGTGCAGTAAATGGTGCACTGGCTATGAGAAAAGATGATGGTAAAGGAGGTGCCCTGGTTAAAGCAGGGAAACCAGGAGCAATACAACAAGCGGATACTATAAGTCAGTCACCTGTTGCATCTCCTGCTTTACTGAATGCAGTACAGGCAATTGCTGCTTCGGTGGATAATATTGTAGGAATATTAAAAGGTCAGGCAGATGCCCAGAAAGATGCAGCAGCAGATGCACGGGTTGCTGGAGAGGAAAAAGAAGCAAAAGGTAGAGAGAAGGGATTAGAAACTAAAACATTTTCTGGTCTGAAAAAGGTGGGTCAGAAGATAATGAAACCTATACAAAGTATATGGGATAAGTTAATTAATTTTATAACCACTGTTTTATTAGGAAGAGTAGTTATTAAATTTATTGAGTGGTTTAGTGATGGTAAGAATGCTGAGAAGATTAGTAGTTTGTTTAGGTTCTTAAAGGATTGGTGGCCTGCTTTGGTTGCTGGACTGATGTTATTCTTGGGACCAGGAATTTTATCTGCAGTAGGATTGGTTGCTTTATTAGCTTGGGGTGTTCCTAAAATTGTAGATGTAGCAAAATTTATTTGGGAGTTACCGGGAAAAATATTTGCGTTCCTTAAAGGAGGTCCGGGGGGTGATAATAAAATAGATACGAAGACGACCCCTAGTGGAGTTAGTCGTCAAGATGCGAGACAGGGTGGAATAAAAGAAGGTGAAGAAGATCTTCCTAAGGGTGTAGATCTACAAATGGGAGAAAATCTTAAACAAGATGCTTCTAAACTTGAAGAACCACCCACTGAGTTTGCACAGGGTGGACAAGTTCCTGGTTCAGGTAATAGAGATACAGTTCCTGCTATGTTAACTCCTGGTGAGTTTGTTATGAGTAAAGGTGCGGTGAGTAAATGGGGTGCAAGTACTCTTGCTTCAATGAATGCTGCTGGTGGGGGAACTAATCGGCCGAGTATAATGAATCAGTATAGGGGAGGTGGTTCTGTTCTTCAATCTACTACTAATAATTTTAATCTTAAAGGATATCGTGGGGGTGGTTATATAAACAAACCCATGGTGGTTAAAGGATACGCTGGTGGAGGCGCAGTAACCGCTTCCAGTGGTGATAGTACGATGACTATAAAATTATCTTCTTCTCAGAGTGGTCCTGGAGAGGTATCTCCTCCTTCTGCGGGACGTGGAGTGACCTTGATGCAAGCAGATGGCGCTGCCAAAAATGCAAAAGCAAAGGCAATTAAATCACCGGGATCTGATATCCCAGATTTTTCTGCTGATACTATGGTATCACCTTATAAGATTAAAACCCTAGGTATAACCGTATAAGATTATGGCACTAGGATTAGCAAGCGTAGCAAAAGGATTGATGGGTGCTGGCAAAGTTGCTGCGCGGGGTGCTGTAGGAGCTGGAAGAGTAGCTGGTCGTGGAGCCATGATGGCGAGTAGGATTAGGGGAAGAAAACAGCGTCCACAACAGCAACAACCTCCCAGTGATGGAGGAGGTGGGGATACGGGAGGAGCAATAGTTCCTGCTGGTAGCAGTGCTATCATTCCTAGGGGAGTTAAGTCATCGGCACTAGCAATTAGTAAGACTCCGGCTGCCGGTGGTGGAGGAGGACAAGATTTAGAAGGAACAGTATTAAGAATAAAGACTAGTGTTATTAAGGTTGAAAATCTTTTAGCAGGATCTGCTGCACTTCAAGAAAAGCAGAGAGAGGATGCACGAAAAGCAAAGGAAGCATCCGAAGCAGCAGCAAGAGAGGGTCAGTTAGAGAAACCTAAAAAGAAACAGAAGTTTAGTATCCCGGCACCCAAGGTAGTCAAAAGTTTCTGGGAGAAGATGAAAGCATTCTTCTTGAATACTTTATTGGGATTTATCACAGTTAGATTACTTCCGTTGATGGATAAACTTGCTCCTATTATTAATGGGTTAGCAAAGGTGGGGTCATGGATCTTAGGTTTCGCGGGATGGGCATTGAATGTTTTAGTTACTGCTATTGATCTCGCATATGGTTTATATGATAAAGCAAGAGGATGGGTAGGTAATACTTTTGGCGAAGAGGGTTTGAAATGGTTTGATAAGTTAAGTGATGTTGCCAAGACTCTTATTAATGGATTTCTAGTATGGAAATTAGTAGGGCAGAGAATATTTCAGGCAGCTGTGGGAGCAATAAGAAGTGCATGGAAATTTGCTGCTAATATTGTTAAACAGACAGGAAGATTACTTAATTGGGCAAGTGGTGGTCGTCTAGGGAAAGTGGCGCGAAGAATTGGGGTTGGTGCTAAAAGATTAATAGGACCTGGCGCTAGAAAGTTTCTCAAAGCACCTGGAAAAGTAATTGGTGGAGCAGTTAAAAATGTTGGGGGTAAAATACTTCAGGGTGGTAAAGGTCTTCTAGCTAAGGGAGCAGGAAAGGCTGGTGGATTCGTTGCAAAGATATTTGGTAAGTCTGCTGGTGCAATTAGTGGTGCATTTAAGGCAGCTAAACCATTCCTCTCTAAATTCTTTGGTAGAGTTCCTATCATTGGACCTCTGGTAGTTGGTATTGTTTCTATTCTTTCAGGAGAACCAGCTGGGCAAGCACTCTTTAAGACTATGGGTGCTGCACTTGGAGGATTCCTGGGAAGCTTTATACCTATTCCTATTCTTGGAACCTTGATCGGTGAAACTCTTGGTGTATTTGTAGGTGATTTACTTTATACCTTACTAATGGGTGGAGGTATGGAGGCTGTTGGGCAGAAACTTAAAGATACTTTGTCGGGTATTATGAAAGCAGGTACAGCAGTTAAAGATTTTGTGCTAGGAGGGTTTGGAAGGTTCTGGAAAGGAATACCTAAGTTTAAGATACCAGATTTCCCAGAGGAGGTTCCCAGTTGGATCCCTAGTTGGGTTCCAGGGAAGCAAAAGTTGTGGAATTTAGCTAAATTGGGACTGAAAGTATCGATGGGACCTCTTTCATTATTGTTGGGTAAGGAGGTGCCAAATCTTTTATGGATGATGCTACCAACAAATACAGCACCTTTATTAGTTAAATCTTTCTTCCCTCCTAAGAAGGAGAAGGCACCGGATATAAAAGAGATGAAAATGGGAGATGTAACGAATAATGATCCTACAATTGAGGCAGTTAGTAATGAAGCTTCTTATGAAGAGACTGTTGTAAGTCCACCCATGATAATAAAAGAAGGGGATGGAGAAAAAACCAGTGAGAGAGCATTGAAGATCACCTCTGGTATTCTTTTGAGTCAGGGTGGGGCTTCTACAGATGCTTATGAAAAACTTTATTCTGGTGGACTAGCTTAAATATAAGTAAGAGGAAATAACTATGTCTAAGCAAAATGTACTGGGAAGAGCAAGTGAGGCAACATCTGTTAGCCAATTAACAGTTTTTGCTAATCCTTCACAGCAAAATGATGTAAGTTTGTTAGGAGGATTAGTTCGTCTTCAATATTGGGAAAGTATCATGCAAGATACTATTCGCGCAACGGTGGTATATACTGACGCAGGAAATACTATTGATAAGAAAACGGCGGTAGACGGATTGCCTATCGTAGGACAAGAAAAGGTTGCTTTATCTTTTGAGGATCATCAGGGAAATGAATTAGTTTTTGAGGATGATACAGCACTCTATGTGAATAAGGTTACTCCTCTTTCTAATGATTCAACTAAATCTATGGTTCATTTGGATTTGGTATCCAAGGAATTCATTATGAATGAAAAGGTAAGATTGAATACTAGATTTGATGGAAAGATAGCAAATGGTTCAGGTGCCGAGGGTAATGCTACTACCAATGCAGATAGTGGTGGGCATATAGAAAAGATTTTAAAGACCGATAAGAAATACTTAGCAACTAAAAAGAATATTGATGTCGATAAGACCTCCAATAATTATAATTTTATTGGTAATAATAGAAAACCATTTTATATTTTGAATTGGTTATCTAGATTTGGTATACCTGAAGGTCAAGGATCGGATGGTAAGTATAAGGATAACACAGCAGGGTTCTTTTTCTGGGAAACTTCAGAAGGATTTAAATTTAAAGCCATTGATACTCTATTAGATAAGACCAAGAATCCACAGAAAAAATCTATTATCTTTAATCAATCTGTAGAACTTGATTCTATTCCTCAAGGTTATGATGTTAAGGCATTAGCATATGAATTAGATAATCGGGTGGATGTACAGAACAAATATAAGATGGGTGCTTATTCCAGTCGTATTGTGATGTTTGATCCTTTTAATTGTTTTTATGAAGTGGTAGCACCTAATGCGGGAGCCAGTCAACTGGAAGGTGAGAGTTCCGGAGCTGCCGAAAATCAACCTGCCAACAAAAAGAATTTGACTACCGCAGGAAGAGGACTTCCTTTATTGAATAAAGAGTTTGATAGGGAGGGGAAGAACCAAGATTATACTCGCACTACTTATATGCTGTTAGATACTGGTACTCTACCTACTGGAGACACGGATGAGCAACTTAATAAATCCAAAGATATTAATTTTGAGGCCAAGTCTGTGTTGAATCAGTCAATTATGAGGATGAATCAATTGTTTTCTCAGAAGACTACTGTTACAATACCTGGAGACTTTTCATTACATGCAGGAGATTCTGTTTTTGTAGATGCTCCTCAATTAGAATCTGATACGAGTAATGATGATGTAAATCAGGAAAGTGGAGGTCTATATATTATAGCAGACTTATGCCACTTCATTACTCCAAAAGAAACGTTTACTAAATTAAATTTAATTAGAGATTCGTTTGGTAGAAAAGGCAATCACACAACAGGTAGGTAACCTATGGCAGACATTAAGCACGATTTAGACCACGAAGTCTACCTTGATCCTAAAGATGGCAAGGAACATATTAACCATGGTAAAATGGAATACACCAAAGCAGATTTAGAATCTGCTCATGCATATTATGATGAGTATCATAAGGATGATGAACCAGAGACTGGTATTAATGATTGGCATACTAGACATCAGGATAAGCACCTAGAAGTCTATTGTGATAATCATCCTGACGCAGAAGAGTGCAGAGTATACGACGAATAATCTATGGAAGGCGGGGGATTATTTAATCAGTCATTTTTAGGTGGCGATTTCCTATGGTGGATCGGTCAGGTAGTTGACCGATCTGTCTGGGAAGATAATATTCTGCCGGGAAAATTTAAGAATAAGGACTCTATACCAGGATGGGGACGAAGATATAAGGTTAGAATCCTGGGTATCCATGATGCTGGTACGACTGCCATCGCAGATGAAGAGTTGCCATGGGCACAGGTAATGTATCCGGTGACAGGTGGAGGGGGTCAAGCTAACTCTATTCATACTCCAAATATCCGTCAGGGAATGATGGTGTTTGGATTCTTTATGGATGGAATTGATCAACAACAACCTGTTATCATGGGTATCCTTGGTAACAATGCTCAGACTGAATTAAAGACTGAAATTGGGACGGATGATGTTACCAATGAGCAACCAGGAAGTTTAGCAACCAGTGGATGGGCAGAAGGAAAAAAACCTCCTACTCCTGGGACTAAAGTACCTGCGGAATCACAGGGAGTAGTTAAACCAGGAACTAGTCCAGAGGCAGGAACTTTTGGATCTGGACCTGTAGTAAATGTAGATAAGTTTGGGTTACCCAAGAACCTCCCACGTACAAAGGAACAACTTAATGATATTGCGTCTGGATTCGCTGATGTAGCAAAGAGAGATGACCGGCGTACTGGAATGGGTCTTCCTAAACTGACCAAGGATCAGGCAGATGGGGTAGTGAGGTCTGTTGTTCAGTCAGGATTAGTTCAACGCATTGCTCAATCTCAGACTCCTGGATCTCCTACTAAAAAAGGTGCTACTATAGAAAATCCAGATGCCTTCATGCAAATGGCCGCATCTGATGTGACGAGAGAACATCTTTATCAAATGAAGACTGTCTTGATGAATCCTCATGATATGGTTCAATCTTCTATGAAAGGAATGCAGACTGAGATTGAGAATTTGAGTGTTAATATAAACAAGCATCTTTCTGCCATTGGAAATTATGCTGATGCAGTATCCAATCCTTCCAGAAATATTCAGAAATTAATTCAAGAATCGGCTAAAGATAACTCCAAATATACCAAGGTGATTATGGATAAGGTGATGGAGTTCACTAATAAGACTCTGAATAAAGAATTAACCAAGACTATAGCTGCATTACCTCTTTCCAAAAGATCAATGTTTGGAGATATGAAAGAGATAATGACTCAGAATAATCTTAAACAGTTTAATAATATTAGTAATGGATTGGTGGCACAACTTAGTGGCATCCTATCGAAGACAATGGATGTAGATAATAAGGTAAAAGAAGCACAGGCAATTGCTAACGATCCTTTACCTCCTGTACCTCCCCAAGTAGGTATAGAGACTACTACTCAACCTGTTGCTGTTCCTACTAAGAGACCTCCTACTTATCCTAAAGTACCTATTTGTTATGCAGAAGATATTGTTGGCCAGTTGTTAGCAGCAAATAGAGAAGCAATTGATGATGCAAATAATGGGGTTATTAATAATCTTAATGCATTCATTGATGATATGAAGAGTGAGTTGAATGAGATGGATGATAAAATGAATACTGTAAGAGATGCCACTCGTGATGGTGCTGTAACTCAACTTACTGATGAAGAAGTGTTGAATCTTCAACGGGGAGGATCAGGATATACTCCAGGGAAAAATTTAAATGTAGGAACTACTCTTCGCTCTAATGTAAGACCTGGAATCAGTACGACTACTGACGGGACAGGATTAACAGTGGATTATAATGTTGTAATCAAAGGGGCCGCAGATAATTTTATAACTCTAACGTCAGGAGGGACAGGATATACTACTACAACTTCTGCTTCTCCTGCTCTTACGTCTAGTAGTGGAAGTGGAACAGGATGTAAGGTTAATATCGGTGCTACTACTGGTACAGGTGCCATTAGTACTCTTACTATTAATGCTTCCGGTGATGGGTACGCAGATGGAGAAGTTCTTACTATTCTTGGGGGAGGAGGTAATGCTACCTTCACAATTGATACTGTAACAGGTCCTATTGAGACAGGTAGTATTGTTATTGCGGATCCTGGTACTAGGTATACTGTGGGTGATGTTATTACTGTTAATTCTGGTAATCAGGATGCTACTTTTACAGTTACATCTACTATTGATCCTGGTAGTGTACAGATGGAACCACCTCCTCCAGGTTCTCCGGGTGCACCTAAGAAAATGAGTGATATGCTGTCAAATCTGGGTAATCTTACAGGTAGTTTAACAAGTGCTCTTAACTTTAAGAACATAATGTCTAATGTATTTCCGTTTGAACTTCCACCTATTCAAGCTCTTTCAGATTATTATACCTTAGCACGAGGGAGTTCTGGTCAACCAGATCAAAATTTACCAAGCAATAAGGCCGTGGCTGATAGAGCAACTGGAGATCCTAATGTTCCACCAACTAAACCTGAGAAAAATTTCTTACAACCACCAAAAGATCATAGAAGTGGTACAGATTCCAAAGGGAGTTATAGAGTAAATAGTCGTGGACGGAGGGTCTACCAATAAACCTATGACATTTAACATATTTGGAGACGCAACTAAAGAAGATATTCGAGTCGGTTACATTTCAACCGAGAGAGGATACATCTCGGATATAACTATTTGTGCTGCGAATTCGTATGCGAAGGCAAATCCTGGAACAGTTTTTATTTTTCAGACGAGAAAGGAAACCAGATATCTTAATATTAATGAGGTTAATAAGTTAACTCCTAATGATCTGGACAGTGACATAGAGACTTGTCCTGGTGTTGAAATGGATGCCAAATGTGGTCCTCCTCAAGTAATTTTTCGTGGGGGTGGAGGAATAGGTGCCCAAGGAAATCCGATTATTGGTACGGATGGTGCGGTCTTGGGGGTGGATGTAGTACATGGAGGATATGGATATCAATACCCACCTCAAGTAGAAGTAAAAGATCCTTGTGGTATTGGTGCTGGTCCTGTAACTGAGGCTACTCTAGGTGAAATTATAGAGACTGTTCAGACTTATGAAGATGAAGAAGATTTCGAGGACTATCAGATTTGTGAGGATGATAGAGTAGGATTTGGAAATCAGTATGATGCTGAAGGAAAGATTATTGGTGCTTGGGATCCTGGGATGTATACTAATAATGCCAAGAATCCCTTTGACAAAGAGGTATCCGATTATCAAAAGCAATTACAAGAATTTAAAAATCCTTGGTGGACTACCCGTAAAGAGTTGCCTTCAAAGATAACTTCTCCGGGTAAGTCAACTAAAACCAAATATGATGTTAAAGACTCACGTTGGGGTGATTTTATGAATGAGTATGCAATTTCACCTGTCCCTCCTTCTAATGTAAAGGGATCGGATTTTGCAGGAAAGACTTATTCTTTGGAATGGGATTTAGAAGTTCCTTATGATGGAGAATATATTTTTAGAGGAGCAGCAGACAATGAAGGAAAACTGTACATAGATAACAAGCAAGTATCTATTTACCACCACAACTATAAAGGTCCGGCCATTAAGGCAAAGAAGAAATTAACTGAAGGAAGTCATAATATTAGATTAGATCTTTTTAATACTGTTGAGCGTCAGAAAGTAGCGGAACAGAATTTTACTTTATCTGGTGGAGCAGTACTAGAACTAGAAGAGTGGACGGATGGAGATTGGCAAGATTTAGTATGCTATGTGGATGAAGGAAGGTTTACTAATATTGTGGGAGGAAGATGTAAGTTTGTAGTGGATGCTAGTGGGGAATTTCCTGCTGGTACACAAAAAGAAATAGATGTTCGGATTACTAGTGCTTCTGAATTTATTAATCAAATTGAAATTGTAGATTTGTTTGTTGTTAGTGGACCTGAAGTAGATGCTGTTGGTAATAAAATACAATTAAATAAAAAGTTTAAACAAACTGTTGAGGTTGGGAAAACATATGATGTAATTGTTAAAACTCTTGTAGGTAATAGTCCTGGAGCAAAGTTGAGAACACGGAGTTTGCCTGCTAAATCACTACCTATTCCTACTTCAACGGGTTCTAATTTTTCAAAGAAAAATATATTTAATACTGTTGAGTATATTGATAAAGCAAACAGACCTTTATGGAGAACTAATGTTTATGCTAGAGGTGGATTTTTAAATGATAATGGGGTATGTCCTTTTGATACTTCCAAATTATTGGAGGACAATCCTTATGCTGGAGACCATACTATTGTGTGGAATAGTGTAGAGTTTCCAGTTGATGGTCAATACTTAATTGAAATAGAAGTAGATGATAATGTAGACCTTAAGATTGGAGATCAAATTTCAATTAAAAAGGAAGGATTTAAACCAGGAACTTCTATTGGTACAGGACCATATAAACAGTCTCATTATATTAAGAAGGGAGTTTATCCGGTCACTGCGGTTCTTAATCAAATTCCAGGAGGACAGTTTGGATTTGATAGTACTAAGGGTATTAATCCTATGGCATTGGCGATTAATATTGCTACTGCGTATACGGAGAAAGAAGTAGATGTTCAGAAGTCTTTCAATGAAAATCCTATGGGAGTTTCATTGATTATTGAAGCACCTTTACCTTCTATTCCTCAAGCACCGTTACCTCAACAAGAAGGGAGGTGTCCTCCTAATCCTATATGGTCAACCAGATTTCCTAATGCTGATCAGAAATGGCATCCAGTTAATTTTAAGGGATGGAGTAAGCGGTTGAATAAGTATGCTATGTCCCCTATACCTCCTTTATCTACTCCTAATAGTGATGGTGGGGGAGGAGTTCCTTATCGTAATAAGTGGACCATGAATGCTCCTTATGAAGGTTTTTATCAATTAAAAGCAGAAGTAGATGATATTGCAAAGATTTCCATTGATGGGGAAGTTAAGTTAGATCTTAATCCTTCTAATCCAAAAGGACAAAAGAGAAAAGGTGAGATACTATTTAAATTGAGTGAAGGAAATCATGAGATAGAAGTAGAGGTTGAGAATTTTAGATTTGAAAAGTTCAAATTAGTTGACCAGGAGATTTTTAACACTGCAGATTGGATAGTAGGAACTTCTAGTGTTTCTACTACTGCTGGTACTCAGAGGATTGTATACACAGGACTTAAAAAAGCAGGGGATAGACGATGGGTAAGTGATAAGAGATTGGAGTTTGATGATAATTCGGAGGATGGTTTTGATGTAAACGCTGCTTTTACTATTGATAGTGGAGATGCAAAGTTTAATAAAGATGGTATAACTTTAGAAGGAAGTGGTGAAGTAACCTTAACTTATAGTTGGAATGATATTCCTGGGTATAAAAGTAAAGCATTAGAGAGTTTAAGTATTGGAGATACTACCTGGACTCAATTAAATGTAAGAAGAGGTAGTGAAACTCATACTATTAAGTTGGAAGGAACCACTACTACTGTTGGGTCTTCTTTGAATCCGGGAGTAAAAAAGAAGGGGGTATCTTATAGTGGACCTGCGGTAGCGAGTTATAGAAGTGGTCCTTTAGGTCCTGAACTTACTCCTGTTTGGAAAAATGCTGCGGATTATCGTGCTAATAATATGGATAAAACCTGGGTAATGAAGTGGAGTAATGTTAATTTTCCTTCCACTGCTCAGTATACTGTTCATGCTTTGGCAGATGATGTATTAAAGGTTAGGATTGATGGAGTTGAAGTAGCAGAAGCAAGAGTATTCCAAGGAATAAGAACTTTTAGTGTTCAACTTAATGCTGGAAAGAAAGAGGTGGAATTAGAATTATATAATATTCCGGGTGATAATACTAGCACTTTTCGTACTAATCCCACTGTTGCTGCGGTGAAAATTACTACTGGAGTACAGATTGGAACTGGTATTACTAAACCATGGACGGTTAATCCTATTGGTATTTCGGCGCATATTGTTCCTCCTCCTTGCCCTAAAAAGATAGAAGGAAAAGGTGTAGTAACTGATGTTAAGGTGATAGCTCCCGGAAATGGTTTCAATCCTCCAGAGGGTCCAGGATATCCAGCCCTTTTAAAATTAAAAAATATTGATGTAGAAGATCCGGGAATCAATTATAATTGTGCCGAAGACAAGGTAGTTATTGAACCTGCAAATGGAGCTGAACTTGTAATTTGTGGTTGCGATTCTTTTGGTAGGATCAATAAAATTTGTATAGAGGATCCGGGAAGTGGATGGACTGAGTATCCAAATGTAAGAATAGTATCTCCCACGGGAATTAATGCTACTCTCCGACCTCAATTTGAGATTGAAAGAGATCCTTTAGGAGTTCCTCCGGATCAATTGGTTCAAGTAACTGACTTGGTTGGTGTTAAACAAACAGGATATTATGAGGGTCGCCCTTATTATGGTGCTATCTTCTATAAAGAAGGTGTTAAATATGCAGGGTACTATGAAACAATAGGAGAACCTATTCAGATATATGATACTCTTCAGGAGAGCATCGACGCACAAGTTACTACACCTCCATCTGCAATTCAGAGACAGGGTACTGATATTAGTAGTAATGATCCGCGTCTTAACATTCCTGGCACACCTGAAAACCTTACCGATAATTAAATGGCAACCCCAATAGATAGATTACCCAAGAATACGGAAGGACCTAATCCTACTGGAACTACTGAGCAGAATTATGTTGGTATTAAGTATGGTAATGAAAAAGGATCCATTTCTATGGGTCAAATTCATGAGAAAGGAGATGTAACATCGGGCATTATGCTTCAGACCCCTGATGCTGAACATAATTTTACTATGGATATTTCTGGACCTCGGAAAGGACATTCTATTTTAACCAGTCCCGGAAATGTGGCAGTTAAATGTGGTATGACTAACACTGAAGAAGTGGATACCATGTCAATTACAGCAGATAATGGTAACATCTGTATTACTGCGACGAAAGGTAAAATCAGGATGAAGTGTACTGATTTTGAGTTGGTTACTACAGGAAGCGGAACTGATAGTGGTAATGTGGTAATAAATGCTGCTGAAACTTTTCAGGTTGATAGTAAGAAATGTTTGATTACTACTCAAGCCTATACAAAAATCTGTGGAAGTGGTACAGTAGAAATAACTGCTAATAGCGTTCTTAACATTTATGGATCTTTAGTTAAGGCAGTGAGTGATTCCATAGCAGGTGTAAAGGATTCTAAATTCGGAGGGCAGAAGAAATTGAGAGAACAGTTACAAACGGTTACCCCAACCACTGATCGATACGATTTACCATAGGAGGAATAATTAAATGAGTGATACAGTACAAGGAGACTTGGGCATTGGTGGTCAATGCCAGATAGGAGCAGGAGTTTATCCGGCTATCGGTGTAGGTGAGGGAGAAATTTATGGTGCTCTGGCAGCAGAAGGTCCTGTAGTTTTTGGTGAACCCACTACTTTTCCTTTTGCGGGTGCTACGTTGATGGTAGGACCTTTAACTAATGATGACAAAGATTGTCCTCATCCTAAAAAAAGTGTAGGACTTTCGGGTGAGTTGCCTATGGCACAGTGGACCAAAGGGAATACTTATATTGATGGCGATGTATATGTAACAGGATCGGTTGATTGCCTTTCTACTGGGAGATTAGAAGCACGACATCAAGCAGCAGATGCTTCTCCTAAACTTTTTGACATGAAGCATCCTTCCAGAGATGGATATCGTCTGGCTCATGCTTGTATTGAAGGTCCAGAGGTTGGAGTATATACTAGAGGAAGAGTAAGAAATAAAAAGGAGATTAAACTCCCAGATTATTGGAAAGATTTGGTACATATTAATAGTATTTCAGTTCAACTACAACCCATTGGTGCTCATCAAGATGTTATCATAAAGAGATGGGATGATGAAACCGTATATCTTCAAGCACGAGGTGGAATGCCTATCGATTGCTTCTATCACATCTATGCCGAAAGAAAGGATGTGAATGGTTTAGTGGTAGAATATGAGGGTGAAACCTATGAAGATCGGCCGGATAGGGATGGAAATGATCCTAAATATGCGGGTCAGAACACACGGACCCTTTGACTTTTAGATAATGGGGTGGTATAATAAATGAGCATGATGAGTGCGTGGATGGACGAAGAGTATTTAATGAAATGCGTGGTGGATCCCACCAAGAAAGCTTTTTATCTCTATTCTAATGAAGGAGATGAGAAGGAGGTGTTATGCGATAATACCGAACAGTTTATGAATGTATTAAAGTTAGTACGTGCTATGTGTCCGGAGGAGAGGTTGGTGTATGCAGAACCACTCTCAGGGAAAAACGACTTTTAATTCCAAAAAAGCGGGAAAAAAACCCCGCCAATTTTTTCCTCGCGTAAGGTTTGGCAAGAAATAAATAAAATATGGATATAAAGCTTTGGTACTCTAAGGATATAAAGAAGTGGCGGTGGACGTTGATTCATCCCTTTACAAGACAATGTGAATCAGGTCAACAATATGATTTGCGTGATACGATGAATGAGGTTACTGCTGCTGTAGAAAAGATGGTAGAGACCCACGAATATGAAGGACAGTACGAAAGCTAAATAATCCATAACGGCTATAAGAATTAATAAGATGGGTCTTTCCAGATTAGACAATTTTCTGAAATCAGTTCGGGGAAATATTCTCTATGTCAATCCAAATGACCTAGATGCGACTGATAGTATTGAAAATCAGGGTAATTCATTAACCCGACCTTTTAAGACGATTCAACGTGCAATGATTGAATCGGCACGATTTTCATATCAGAAAGGATTGAATAATGATAGATTTGGGAAAACCACAATCTTAATATATCCTGGTGAACATACGGTAGATAATAGACCTGGATGGATTCCTGATGGAGAAAATAATTACCTATTAAGAAGTGGTGCAACATCTGATGATTTACCTCCTTATGACTTAACTTCTAATTTTGATCTAGATTCTCCAAATAACGAACTTTACAAATTAAACAGTATTTACGGTGGTGTTATAATTCCTCGTGGTACTTCACTTGTTGGTTTAGACCTTAGAAAGACCAAAATAAGACCAAAATATGTTCCAAGTCCAACAAATGACAATATTGGGAGAAGTGCATTATTCCGTGTAACGGGTGGTTGCTATTTTTGGCAATTTTCCATGTTTGATGCAGATCCAAACGGAAAGTGTTATGTTGATTATACTACTAATGAATTTGTTCCTAATTTCTCACATCATAAACTGACTTGTTTTGAATATGCTGATGGTGTTAATAATGTTGACATAAACGACGAATTTCAGACATATTCTACAAATCGTACTGATTTGGATATGTATTATGAGAAGATTAGTTTAGTTTATGGACAATCTTCTGGACGTGAAATTCAACCAGATTACCCAAGTAGTGGAATTGATATTCAAGCGAAAATTGATGAATATAGGATTGTTGGTCCAACTGGAGAATCTGTTGGAATTTCGAGCATCAAGGCTGGTGATGGTGTAACACCAACTACTACGGTTACAGTTGATACTACATCTGCTGTTGATGGTTTACAAGTAGATACTGCATTCCGTATAGAAGGAATTACCGCATCCGGATATAATGGTCAGTTTGTTGTTGCTACGAAACCAAGTGATACTCAGGCCACGTATAGTGTTCAAAATGCACCGACTACAGCATTACCTTCAGTTTCGGGTGCTACTTTAACATTAAGTTCTGATACTGTAACCTCATCTTCACCATATATCTTTAACGTATCATTGAGATCCGTATATGGTATGTGTGGTATGTATGCCAATGGTGATAATGCCACTGGTTTCCGTTCCATGGTTGTTGCCCAGTTTACAGGTATTGGACTTCAGAAGGATAATAATGCCTTTGTTCTTTATAATGACGATACTCCTTCAACCGGAGCATATGATGATTCAACAACTGTTGATAATCTTCATACCAATTCAAAATCTGTTTATAAGCCTGCATATAAGAACTATCACATTAAATGTTCAAATGATGCAACTTTACAGGTAGTTTCTGTATTTGCTATTGGTTATGCAGAGCATTTTGTATCTGAAAGTGGTGGTGATATTTCACTTACCAACTCTAACTCTAACTTTGGTGCAAAAGCATTAATCGCCGATGGATTTAAGAGAACTTCATTCTCACAAGATGATAGGGGATATCTTACTCATATTATTCCACCAAAAGAAATTCCTCTTACTGAAAGTGCAGTTGAATTTGAATTAATTGATGTCAACCAGACTGGATCGGCGGTTGGTGTAGGATCTACTGCTAATCTTTATTTGTATGGAAAGACCAATGAGGATGTTGCACCAGAGAACGTTTTAGAAGGATATAGAGTTGGTGCCAGAGCAAATGACAGTTTAAAAGTTCTTGTTTCTTCTGCGGGATCTGTTACTGAATACAGTTCTCGGATTGTAATGCCTGGATCTCAATTCAGTATGGAGAAAGACTATACTGTTAAGCAGAGTGTAGCAGGTATTAATAGTATTGGTACACGTAGTCAGGGTGGAAATGAAAATGTTATCACTCTTACTGCTGCTCATACTTTCCTAAATGGAGAATCTATTCGAGTAATTAGTTCTAATGGTCATCTTCCTGATGGACTTGATTCTAATAAGGTTTATTTTGCAATTACCGATAGTAATACTAATGCAAGTGGTCTTTCCACTAATGTTAATATTAAGGTAGCAAAGACTTTAAATGATGCATTAGACGGAAATGCCATTTCAATTAACAGTAAAGGTGGTGTTTTAAGTGTTGTAAGTAGAGTATCTGATAAGAATTCGGGTGATATTGGTCATCCTGTTCAGTGGGATGGTACAAATAATCAGTGGTACGTTAAAGTTGCTGCTGCAACCACTGAAAATGGAATTTATAATATTATTGCTGGAAATGTAGGACTTGGATCTACTGGATTGGGTGTTGCTACTCCTAAGACTTATATTAAGAGAAGATCCGATACTAGAAATGCTGCTGATACTCTGTATCGTGCAAGATTTGTTCTTCCTAAAGATGGTGGAACTGCACGACCTCCTAGTGAAGGATATATTCTTCAGGAATCTAACACTGGCACAGGATCTACTACTTCTGAAATTGAAACCTACTTTGGTAGTGGTTCACTTACTAATGATACTCAGCAAAGGAACTTTAGTTTCATTGCTGATGCAACATGGAGTGGAACAGAAGTTAGTGTAACTACTGAACTTCCTCACCATTTATCTAATGGTTCTAGAGTAGAGTTGGTTAACATTACGAGTAGTGAGAATACTGCAGGAACTGCCAAGACAGGATATAATAGGACTTATACTGTTACTGGAATTAGTAGTTCCAAGGCATTTACTGTTGGATTGACTACAAATCCTGGAACATTTACTAATGATACTAGTTCTAGGACTACTGCATTACCATATTTTAAAAGAAAAGAATATGATAATACTTATTTCGTATACAGAACTGAAGAGTCCAAGAAGTGGGTATCGGGAGAACAAGATGGTGTTTACTATCTAACTCTTCTTAATTCATCAAATGTTCCTACGGTTTCTCCATTTGGTGGGGAGAAGTTCCCTCAACCAATCAAGGAACTTTATCCTCAAACCAATAGAGATAATGTTAATTCTGATCCAGAAGGAGCTAAGTGTTTTGCTTTACCTGAATTAATTGGCGATGTTGTTGCTAATAATGTTGAGAATAGTCTTACTAAGGAAACTCTTAATCTCTATAACAATGATAGTGAAATAGGTGTTGGTATTACTCAAATTCAGTCTCAAACTGGATCTGCTCATACAATTACTACCCTTATTGATCATGGACTTAATCCTATTACTGCCCTTGGTATTGTAGATGGTGGTGCTGGATATGGTTCTGGTTCTGCAGGAGATATTTACAATGCTAAGTTAGTTGCTATTGGCGATTCAATCACTGGTAGTAATGCAACTGCCAAGATTACCGTTGATGGTAGTGGTACAATCACTTCTGTTAAGGTAATGGACGGTGGTTCTGCTTATGGTATTGGTAACACATTAAATGTGGTAGGTGTTGCGACTACGGGTAGTCATACAGTCGGTGTGGTTACTGTTACTCAGATTTATGACAATGTAGGAGATACACTTCGTGTTAGTGGAGTTGGATCGGCTACTTATGATGTATATAATGATCTTTATAGGATCACGGCAGTTGATGTAGGGGGAGGGTCAAGTATTACCGTAGCATCTGCATCTACTATTAGTGGATTTACTACTACTGGAATTGGTGCTACAAATGCAACTGGTGCTTTCCTTTATCTAACTGGTGAAGCAATTAGAATTAGTACTCTTAATTATGACAAGACAGGTGGTATTGCTACTGTCACCACTGCTAATGCTCATGGATTAAAAGTAGATCAAAAAGTTAGATTTGCTGGAGCAAATGAGACTACTTATGTTGGAGATTTTGTAGTTGATGAGAATTTAAGCCTTACTTCATTCTCAGTTAATATTGGGGTAGGAACTACCGCACCAACTGCAACTGGAACCATGTATGCATATCGTGAAGGATATGCTGCTAATGATGGTGTTATTACCGAAGATAATGAGAATCTGAACGGTAGAATGATTCCGCAGTATGCTGGAATTACTACTGTTCTTTCTGCTACTATTGATAGTGCCACTACTGCTAATATGAGTCTTACCAATATTGGTAATTTGGATGTTAATATTGGTGATTACTTCATGGTTGATAATGAATTAGTTCGTGTTAAGACAACCACAACAGGATCTAATCCACTGTCAGTCTTCCGTGGTATTTTGGGAACCAAGGCAGGTATTCATACTATTGGTTCGGTAGTTAGAAAAGTGGCTGCTAAACCAGTTGAACTGCGGAGACATTCTATTCTTCGTGCTTCTGGACATACATTTGAGTATGTTGGATTTGGTCCTGGTAACTACTCCACAGCATTCCCAGATAAGCAAGATAGGTCCCTTTCTATTGAGGAAGAACTTCTAGCACAATCATTTGAGAGAAATGCTGGTGCAGTCTTCTATACTGGAATGAATGCATATGGTGTATCCTATAATGGTAATAAGAGATTAAGTTCTGCTACGGGTAAGGAAGAAATTATTAATACTCCAGTTCCAACAGTAACTGGTGAAGATATTGGTGATGTTGCTGGATTGAATATTACCGACGCTACTGAGGTTAATGTAGCAAGATCCCTTAAAGTAGAAGGTGGTCCTGACAGTAAAGTTGCTTCTGAATTTAATGGTCCGATTATTGTTAGCAATAAACTGACTTCTACTTCTGACAAGGGTATTGAAGCACAGTCTTACTTTGTTCAAGGTGACCAAACAGTTTCAAGGAAGCGCACACTTTCTGATTCAATTCCTTCACTTGCAGGTAACCCTGGTGATATAACTCACTACTCTGACCCTGCTGATGGTGGATATGTTGGTTGGATTTATAGTTCTAACAACGATTGGCGTAGATTTGGTAGTGTAAGTCTTCTTGGAGATGCTAGTGTTGCAATCTTTGATAAGGTTGGAATTGGTAGCACAACTCCTGGAGATAATACTTTCCAAGTTGGTGGTGGTTCAACTCTCTTTGCTGTTGATGGTGATGGAGTTGGTATTGGAACCACTGCCAATGGACTTGCATTAAGAGTCATTGGTAATACTAATATTTCTGGTGCTGTTGTTGCAACTGCATTTACAGGAGATGGTTCTGGACTAACTGACCTTGCTAATGATAGTAGATGGGAAGGAGTTCATGCTGGGGTTGGTACAGGAATTTATCCAACAGGTCTCTTAAATGTTGGTGTTGGAACTACACGACCAACAGTTGCTCTTGAAGTGGGTGCCGTTGGTGCATCTAGTAGTTCCGTTGTTGTAAATGGTGAAGCATACTTTGCTGGCATAGTTACTGCTCAGAATGTTACTGTTAGCTCTGGATTCACTGCGGTTGGACCTTATAATATTAACAATGTTTCGTCAGGTTCTATTCAGGCATCCTCGGTTGGTATTGGAACAACTAATACTTTATTAGCATTCCAGGTTGGATCAGCAAATACTCTGGGAGTATCTGCTGATAATAAGATGATGGTTATCAGTGGTATTGGTTCTGTTGGTATCGGTACTACGGTTGCAACTGCTAATTTAGATGTTCATGGACATACTAGATTACGTAGTTACTCTGAAAATGTAGGAATTCTTACTATTTCTTCTAATGTGGTTACTGTAGATTTGACGGCAGCACAGACCTTTACTTTAGAAGCAGATGATACTATTACAAGTTTCACTTTGAAACAACCACCAACTGACTCCACCTCCTTTACACTGAAGATTGTTCAGGATAGCACAGGTAGCAGGAGCGTTGGTATTGACACCTTCAAGGATGAAAGTGGATCAAGTATTCCAGTTTACTGGCCAGGGGGAGTGGTTCCAATAGTTACCACTACTGCAAGTAGATCGGACATATATTCCTTCAAGACATTCGATGGTGGTGCCACCCTTTACGGTATAGTAGGCGGTCAGAACTTCTCCTAATGGCAATTAGCATTTTCGATGATAAACAGGTAGATCTGGACCTTAATGGTCCAGTCCTATCATTTACAGAAAATCCTACTGGAGTGGGATCTACTGGGGTAGGAGTTGGTTCGACGGGTGGAGGAACAGTAACTTTAAGTGGTATTGCTACTTACTCTTTCCAAGGAAATGAGTCTGTTGATCAAGATGGTACTATTTCCTATCAGTGGTATGAGGAAGGTGTGGGTGCGGTAGAAAATGGTACTTATATTACGGGAGCTGCTACTACAACTCTTACTCTTACAAATTTAATTACTCCTACTGATAATGATAGGGAGTTTTATTTACAAGCAGATTTTGTATCGGGATATACGGGAACCAATGCAACATATTTGACCGGTAATGCCCTTAATGAACCTCTTAATTCAGGTGTGGGTACAGTTAGTGTT